TACTGATTACGAAGTCCTCCCTGATCATACTTGGGAGCAATCTCCCACATCTCAGCGACTTCTTTCTTTTTCTTCTTGGATCCCATACCCTGACGAACTGCATCAAACAGTGCGGTAGTGTCACCATCATCAAGTTCTTTTGGTGTCCCTTTACGGAATGAATCAAAATCATCATCAACAACTGCCTTTCTCATCTTAGATGCTGACATACCCTCAACGCCTTCAGCATCCGCATCTCTCACACCTGCAGAGATAACACGAATATTATCAAAGTTATAGAGTTCACCATTATACTTTGTTGCCAGATTCTCAAACTCAGATTGACGATCTGATCCTACAATGATATTGACATTCTTATATCCCGACTCATTTGCTGCAACCAATACGTCAAAGATTGATTTCATCTCATCATCATTTATAATAACCTCTGCAAAGTCAGGGAACATTTTCTTCATGAAAGAAACTTTCATATCAGGATCAAGAGGATTTTTCTTAGCATCCTGTGATCTTGATGGATAAATTTTAAGGTCTTCACCTTCTGCTGCTTTCTTTGCTGCTGCTAGAAGTTTTCCATGACCAACTGTTGGTGGATTAAAACGACCAAATGCAACAGTTAAAGTTTCTGTAGTCTCTCCAGATACATCACCTTCTTCATCTTCACCAGATGATTTCTTCTTAGTATCTTCAGGTGCCTTTGCTTTCTTTTCTTTCTCTTCTGGTTTTGCTTGTGCTCTAGGTTGTCCCTTTGTTTCTTCTGGACCTTTTGCTTTCTTCTTATCTACAAACTTTAACTTACCATCTTCAGTAGTCGCAACAAACTTTCCACGGGTGTCTAACCAACCACCGTGTCCGTCACTCTTGAGGTTTAATTTATTCGCCTGCATACTTGCCTGCGATTGTGCCTCATTCAGGAACTGAAAGAAACTTTTCATTTATATTGATAATCCTTATACATTATTTAGTGTTTTAAATTCCAGTATCACCTTCTTTAATCATTTTCTTAAACTCTGGAGTTATACCTGCAAAGAATTGTGGGAAGGCAGCAAAGTCTCCTTTGTATCTAAGTTCAATCTCAAGAATAGGTGTTTTACCTTTTGACAGTGTGAAGAAAACTTTTGCTGCATTCTTTTGTACTGTTTTATCACTATCAAAAACTAACTTTGTCTCTTGTTTTGATAACTTAGCCATGGCAATCATTATACTGTTTATTTCCAAAACATTTGCACTTCCAATATTAGGTGAAAGATCTTTACTAACTGTGCCTACACCTTCAGTCAAATAAAATCCAAACTCGTACTTGTCCCAGATTTCTAACACATCTAGAAGATTTAGTTTTAAAGTTCTTGTTAACAAAATATCCGCAAGACTATCCTTTACCTTAGGATCATTCATCGCATCAAGAAATCCCTTGAAAAGTGGATTTATTTTTCCAGGAGAACTCTGAAGTTTTTGATTAACAAATTTTCTAAAACTCTCTTGCGACGGTGCTGCCCCACTTTTTTTAATTAATCCGTTTGGATCCTGCAGATCAGCCTCTGATTTTAAATTAATCAAAGGAATTTTTTCAATCTTTCCTCCACCTTTGTTTCTAATCACACGCATATCCCACAGAACTTTAGCGTCTGATATATTATTTGGATTTAATCTGCCGATTTCTTTATTTCCAGATACCGCAAATCTTTCTAAAGGTCCACCAGGTCCACATGCCTCTTTAATAAGTCCAGCAAAATATTTTATTCTATGATCATTAATTTTATCAAGAACTTTTTTAAATTTTGGACCACTAATATATGCTGAGAAAGCGTTATTAATTAGAGTTGGACTAGGGGCATTTGCTTTTGGTTTTTTCTTTAAAGAAATGCCAACAAAATCATTACCATTAAGTTTTAAAATAACATCTGAAGAATTATAATCTGCCATCCCAAATGCCTTTACTTTGAAAGGTTCGACATCAGGATGCCATTTATTACCAGTCAAGTATACTTTTGAAGGGACTTTATCTTTTCTAAGTTTTGATCTCGTTCCCAATACAGCAGAAATAGATGCCGCAAGATCCCCGTAAATATCCTCTGGTTTTTTGGATGAGGTTTCTAAATCGATAATCCCTATCATTCCATTTTTGGTTGCATTACCAGCAGCATCCAATACTTTAGCACTCTTTAAGTTTTCAAGAGCAACAAAATACAACTCTTTGAATTTACCAACGTCATTTCTAGATGCTTGTAGATCAGCAGTGGAAACAAATGATAATCCAGCATATAATCCCTCTGACGGTTCAAATGCCATTTGACTTAGACTTTCTAAGTATTTAGAATGGAGTTAAACGGACTCGAACCGTTGACATCCTGCTTGCAAAGCAGGCGCTCTACCAACTGAGCTATAACCCCGGAGAAGGATTACTCCTTATCCTCTAGTTTAACACGATAAACAGTGCGACGAGCAAACCGTTGATCAATCTTAAGTTTACCAATATAGAGAGCAGCGATCCAGACGGTAAAAAGGAAACCGTCGAAGTAACTCATTGAATTCCAAGCGTGTACTGCACCATCCATTAAAGATCACCCTCCTTACGATTCTCAGATTTGTGAACATCGAAACTACCACCAGGATAACGTGCCTGAAGTTTGTCTACATTCATCTCAATGATTTCATCAAAGGTAGTATCAAGTGCCATACATGCCTGAGCAAGATACCAGCAGATATCTCCCAGTTCACGTTTCATGTGAAAGACATTCTCTTCGTTATATGGTTTACCCTGGAAGATAATCTTTTTCACAACCTCAGTAAACTCACCAGACTCGGCACAGAGACCAAGAGCAGCAGTAAGTAACTGTGATGTATTCGTTCCAGTTACCTCAAGTTCTGCAAGACGAGATCCCATTGCACCATAGTCGAGACTTGGTTCACTGGTTACTCCCCTGACAAATTCTACATATTTTTCAGTGTCAACTTTAGTCATGAAAATCCGGGATAAATGGTTCTTGGCAATTTTGAGGAAGTTGTTGTGTAGGAAGTTTTTGACCTTCTACTTCAATATATTCTACCTCTTCCCAACTACCACCAACACCACCGTCCATATTGACGATAATATCTTTAGTTGGGAGTTTGGGTCTTTCTAAAAGTTTGACCTCAACGGTTTCGTAAGTTGGTTTAAATTGGTAATAATGTCCATCACCTCTTGTCCCAATAAGATTAACGGCATCTTTAATAGAACCGCAATCAGCAATCTTTTTACCAGTTGGATCAAATACAGAGTAGTATCCGTTCAAAACTTAAACCCCTCAAATGATTTCTTTGGTTTATGCTCATCGTTATTATACTCTTCATCTCTACCACTGTCAAGGATATCATCCTGTGCAGTCTGTTCACAATCATACAGTCTCATCTTGGCACGATCAATACCAACCACAAATCTTTTAGAAATAGTTGGATCATTATATCTATTCTTCAATTGCTTAACCATAATTTGTCCTAATCCCTCAAGGTCATCTGTAGAAATAAGGGCAAACATAAGATCAGCAGTAGCAGGGAGACCAAAGGACTCACTAGTGTCAGTAATGTCAACGTCAGAGCTACCATAACCAGAACGAGTGGTCTGGGTGGCAGATACGATAGGTACGTTCGCTTCGACAGCGAGTCCTCGAAGTTCTTCAGCAATTGCTTTGACAACTGTATATGAATTGACATTACTACCAGCGCGATATCTTTCGGAAGCACATATATTAAGGTAATCAATGAAAATAATATCAGGTCTAAATGATTTCTTAAGTGCAAGTTCATTAAGAAGTGACCTAAAGTGTCCACTATGTGCAGATGCAGTTGGATATTCTTTAATTATAAGAGAACCTTGAGTTTTCTGCGATAGTTTTGTTACCTTTTCCTCAAACATTAATTTAGGAAGATCTGTTATCTCTTGAATAGGTACATTGAGTAAGTTAGCATCAATTCGCTCCGCAATTTTCTCTTCAGCCATTTCAGCCGTGATGTATAATACGTTTTTCCCTCCCAGGAGTGCGGCAGCCGCAACATGACACATAAACAAACTTTTGCCGACACCAGTGCCAGCGAGAGCAATGTTAAGTGTTTTATTCGGGAGACCACCTTTCGTAATCTTATTGAAATACTCCAGGTCGAACGGGATTTTGTCTTCTTCACGGTGGTATGATTCATATCTTTCTTCATAATCAAGTAAGTAGTCATGTCCTACGTGAGCATCAAAAGAAACTGCCAGAGCTTCTGATAGAATACTAGGGATAGCATCACGATCTTTCTCTTTACTATTTCCCTCAGCAAGTGAAATAGATTCCATAAGTGCCAGATAGATCGCCCGATCTCTACACCATTTTTCAGTGGTATCTACTAACCAATCATGATCTGTAGGGACATCATCAAGATAACTAATGAGTTTTGTAATCTCACTAAAAGTTGTATCATTAATGTCTTGTCGTTTTTCTACTTCAATACAAAGGACTTCCTTTGTTGCTGGTTGATTATATTTTTGAACAAATTGTTCTATTTCTTCAAAAACAATCTTTTGATTAGAATCTTCATAGTATTCAGATTTAATAAAAGGAATTACCTTACGAAGATACTCCTCATTGTAAAGAAGATTTCTTAGAATTAGAATTTCAACTTTGTCCATGTGGAATGTCAAATACGAAGGTTATACGTGTTTCATCACCGATGTTAACGGTTCCATGAGGTAGTTTGTTATTGAACCAAAGAAGAGTTCCTGGTTCAACAATGACAGTTTCTTTGCCACAGAAATATTGATACCTTCCAAGTATTGAAAGGTGATATCTGTTTCTGCTCAGATAGTATGTTCCTTCATCAAT